TCTGAATCGGTCATTGTTTTTTTCTCCCGACCGCCTTTATCAATATCGTCAAGCATTTTTTGGATATTTACTCTTTTTGCCCATACCCATCTGCTTATCAAATATGCTTGATAGGTGCTTTCCTTTGCATCAGCCTTACGCCGGTCAGCATAAGCTCGTATGGCAATATTGAGTTCCGCCGGCGTCATGGCCCAAAATTCACTGTTTGGTACACCTGCTATGGCAGCTTGTTTCCAGGCGTCAATTAAGCTATATTCTTCGCTTTTGCCGCCTGTTTTCCGTTTTTTTGAACATCCTCTGCGCCAGCCCCAAATGCGGCGTTGAGCGCCTCCCACATTTTGACCGTAACCGCCGGCAAGCTGGAAAATCCGTCCACCAGATCCATCACCTTTTCAGGGGTAAGATCCGGATCCTCGTGTACCAATCCGGCCCATATCACAGTTGCATAGGCATCCATTGTCATATTGCCATCCTGCATACCCTGTATTTGCATAACGGGCTTGCCAAATTTCTTCTCGATCAGATCGATTGCTTTCATTCCATATCTCAGATTGCGTTCTTTGTCAAGTTTTATCGGATAAAACATCTATTTTTACCTCCCTATAGCGTCTTAAACTCGTCCTCTTTTTCGTCCTCGCCCGTGTACACCATCTGTAAATTTACGTTGATGGCGCCCTCCTGATACTCCCCGTTGTCCTCCGGCAGCCGGATAATCGATAGACCCTCCACGTCGTGAGTGTTTATCAGGTCGGTTAAAAGTTGCAATGCCAATCTCTTATCCATCATTACACCCCCGTTCCTATGGCCAAAACGGGCTTGCCGCTAACCTTCACAGTTGTTGCAAAGGCAATTGCCCCGTCAAGCTCCACATTACCGACAGTAAATCCGGTTACGACGCCCTTAAACTTCCAGTCTGCGGATGGTGTAGTCGGAAAAGTAATCGTATAGTCTTCTTCCGCTCCGGAGTCCAGCGCTGTCTGCATGGCCGTCTGGCCCGTATCCTCTGGCAGAAAATATCCTTCCAGCGGCACTTCTCCGCCGTCCTTCCAAGTCTGGATAAATTCTCGATAAGCCCCAAGGCTGTCAAGGGTGGTTGTGTCCATGGTTTCAGCGGTAATTTCGATTCCTCCGATAGAGGTAAGACCGCCGATTAGGGTTGGAGTTGTCGTCCCCTTACTGATTGTGGTCCCAACACCTCTGGTTGCTTTTCCCATACTTTATCATTCCTTTCATTTTAAGTGTAAATTGTAAAATCAATGATTCCTCGATTGACTTTCAGTTCCGGTTCCCACGTTTCGGTGATATTGTTTATTTCCAAGTCCTCCACAAAGATATGCTCCTGTCCGATTTCCGTCCCCGGGAGAGTAATTAAAAAAGCCTCGACTTTATCAGTCAGGCTTTTCATATCTCCGTATCTGGAGGCCATGCAGCTAAACATATAGCTCAGGGCCTCGTCGCCGGTGTATCCATCAAGCGTTTTGGTCTTGTCAGTGTTTATACGGGCATATACCAGATAAGGCTTTGTAGCGGTTTCTGGGGCGTTTGTAGGATAGATGCTTCCCACAAGCTCGGGAATGTGCTGTTCTAGCTCAAACTTCAACGATTTTTCCATTTACTCCACCATCATTTCGACCCGGTGTGTCGGGATTTCAACCGGATCCACATCCTTAAGAGTGCTTGTCTCTGCTGTTTCGTGGACAACTTTAAATTCCACGATAAATGCATCCGGATCCATCTGGTCAAGCAACTTTTTCAAATCGCGCACTTTCATTTCAATCCCGCCTTCCTTATTTCCGCATCTATTTTGGTCTGCATGGTATCTACAATCGTTTTCTCCATCCTGTGTGTGCCGCTGGCAAGGCTATCGTGGATAAACCGGTATCCCGGGATATATCTGCCATCTCGGGCAAAAAAGCCATACTCCTGCGATACCGGATAATATCCGGTAATCTTTCCCTCAGCATTTTTCTTCTGGAAAATATCATTCATCTTCGGATCGAAAACTATCTGATAAACTTTCTTGCCTTTTTCTTTGGCCTTTTCACCCTTCAGGACAATGCCTTTTTTCAGCTGTCCGGTGTCATACGGAGCGGAAGCCCGGGCATCTTTCCGCACCTCGTTCATGGCTTTACGGGATGCCGATGTGACATGTTTCTGTGGCACCTTGCCGATCTTCACAAGGTCCTTCATCAGCTTATCCATGCCCTCTATTTTAAAACGCACTCCTCCTCTCATGGCTCCACCAGCCGACAATAACAAAGTAATTCTCTGTGTAAGGATTTCACATCAATTGCGGACAGGATTTCATAGGTTTCTTCCCCGTGCCGGATCCGCATTTCATTCGTGACCCCTGAGATATACCGGCAGTTAAATTTCACTTCCACTTTTGTCCCGGCGGTCAGTGCGGCGAAATACTCATTGCCAAGGATCGGCTCCTTACTGGCATGGACCGTTTTATACGGCTCCCAGGTATCCAGCAGTTCACCGTATTCATCCTGCCCGGTTAAGTGCCGCAAAAAGGTTATTCTGTGACGATATTTGCCCGGATTAATCACACCGTATCACCGCCATAGCAGTACTTTAACTGCGTCAGGATGTGTCGGAGAGAAAAAGACATCTCCTGGGTTATCTCGCCAACCGGCGCCCTGTTGTCATACCACTGTGTTACAAGAATCTCCACTGCAAGGGCGTAAAGGGCGTTCTCGTAATCCTTAGTGGCGCCTGCGTTTGTCAGGTAAATATCGGCGGCGTCGATCAGAGCCTGTATCTGGCTGTCATCATCGCTGCCGTCTACCCGCAGATACCCTTTTACCTCTTCCAGCATCATCCTCACCTCCTAAAAAGGAGCCTTACGGCCCCTTATGCGGTTAAAGTAACTTCTCCTTTTATCACGGCTTCGGTGTCGACCGTCTTAATGTCCAGACGTTCCCGGACTTTTATGCCTGTCAGGTCTTTACTCCACAGATCCCCTGCTTCGGTGGAAAACTCAATCGACAGAGTTTCCCGGTCGAACAGGGTTATAGCCTCTTTAAAATCCCCGAAATAAAGCGGTACCGTCGTGGTAGTATCAACCGTAGTAGACGCCAGCACTTTATTGGACACTACCGTAACCGGATACCGGCCGAACAGCAGTCTCTGAGTGGCGTTGACCGGATTAGGCTGCAATACATACTTGCCATCAACATCTTTCAGCTTATCCAGCCAGTTAAAGCCGTCCTGGTTGGTCAGTACACCGGCGCTAAGGGCAATTGCCGGATCAAGACCGACATTAAAAACGTCCTTCAGGTCATCCAGCGTAGCAATGGCCTCTGCTTTTGCGCCGCCAAAGCTTGCGTCAAGCTCGGACAGGATCAGCATGTTCCGAGTTACTCTAGCCTTCTTCGCGACCCATCTCCGGATATAACCCAGGATATTTTCCGCCGTATCCTGCAATAACTCACGGGTAACCTTCAGGATACCGCCTTTCTTCTTCACCTTATAATCGATGGTAGTAAACTGCGGCGTTGCAACATCGGGAAACTGTGCGGCTTCCTCGACATTGTCAAACGGCACCTGGTCGGCGTTTACCTCGATCACGCGACTTCCGGAGAGAGTGGATACCGGCTCCACATTGACGAGGGGTTCCAGGGCATCCAGAGACCGTCTAAGCTCCTTTATCTCGGTCCTGATATCTTTAGGTACCGTCACTCCGCCTTCGGACACGCCCTCAACCGGATCTGCTTCGGACATCTGATTCAAGACCTCCACATCCTCCGCATTTGCGGTTCGGTGGAAAACCCCGGCCTTGATGATGTTTACAAACGCCTGAGCGATGTTCGGCTTCTTATCGGTTACTTCCTTCTCTTTGCCGTCGGCAATAGCTTCCTCGGCTTCATCTTTTTCGTCGTCATAAAGGTCCTTGGCAACGTCGAACGCCGCCTGGAGCTTTACGAGCTCGGCTTTGGCCGTCTTAGCTTCATCAATCTTGTTTTCTTCGACCAGCTTTTTTGCTTCCGCCTTTTTATCGTTGATGGCGGCCAGCATTTTCAACAATTTTTCATTCATGTTTATATGCTCCTCTCTTAAATTAAATCAATTTCCAATAAAAGCCGTTCTTTTTCGGCCTCTGTGGCTGATAACGCTTCGTCGGTCGGTTTCTCATTCTTTTTTTCCGGAGGCGCTGCAAAAAATTCTTTGGGTACGTTCTTAAAGTTTTTCAGCAGGGCTGGATCAAACTTCGCCGCAATCTGCTTAGCGTCGGTGACCTCGTCACACAATCCATAATCAAGGCAGTCCTGTGCGGACAACCAGGACTCCTTATTCATCAAATCGGTTATCGTTTCGTCATCCAACTTGTCGTCCGCCTTGCTCAGATAGGCTTGTTTTATTGCCCCATCTACCTTATCAAGTGCATCCGCAACCTCCCTATGATCACTTGCATTACCCGCCGAAAACGCCCAGGCATTGTGCACCATCATCATCGTATTGGCCGGCATTATAATTTTAGTGCCCGCCATAGCGATAACGGACGCAATACTTGCAGCCAGACCATCCACATACACATTAACTGTGCATTTTTTTGCCTTACGGGCCAAAAGATTGTAGATAGCGTTGCCCTCGAAAACATCTCCGCCGGGAGAATTGATGTAGATATTCAGAGTTTTTATGTCACCCAAGGCATCCATCTCACGCTTAAAACTTTGCGCGGAGTGCGCATAATACCCGCCACCCCAGGAGGCAATCTCTATGTACAGGTACAAATCCGCTTCATCCTGAGATTTTGCCTTGAATTCCCAATATTTTTTATTCTTCACTCGCTGTGTCTCCTTTCCTTGGATACTGCCTGCCTACCATGGTTATCGGGATGTAGTTGCCGTTCATAACGAGAACATCGCCTCCGTTTTTGCCAGGCTTATCCAGGTATTCCCGTGCTTCGTTCGGAGTATAAATGCCGTTGTTAACCGCTTTCGACAGTGCTTCCATTTGAGTCTTACTGTCGGTGCGTAGGATGACCTTTTCATTAAATTTAAAAAAGAGCCTGTTTTCAAGCTCCCGTTCCTCCAACGTTTTATAACTGATTTCCTCCTCATACTGCTTTAAAATAAACAGTTCCGTGTCAACATAAAAGCTAAGCTGCTGCATTTCACTATTGGCATAGGAGGATTTTTCGTAGTCGTTTATCTGATTCGGCTTAATTCCAAATGCTCCGGCGATCTGGAGGGCACTAAATTTTTTCAATTCAAAAAACTGACTGTCTGTCAGCTTTATATCAAGCGGCACCAGTTTCATTCCCAAAGGCACAGGAATGATCTTCCCAGCGTTTTCCGAGCCACTTGCAAAGGTCTCAAATCCTGCCACAAGCCTTTTCCTTGCAGTGTCGTCCAGATCCCCGGTGTACTCCAGCACAGCCTTTCCAGTTAGGCCCGTCTTATATAGGCCGTTCATAAAGTTCTGGCTTTCTAAGCCGCCCTCAAGCGTGGATTTCAGGATATCCTTTACCGCCGCACCCAGTATCCCATCAAAGCTGTAAGATGTTTTAAAATGCATCACTTCTTCCGGCCGGAACGTGTAACTCTGCCCGGAATATCGGTCCGTATAGTAGTACCAGATAGATCCTTTACCTCCAAATATTCCGACATCGTCCATAAACACCCTCACGCTATCCGACGGCATGATCCAAAAGTCCTTTATCTCATAACTGCCACCGTATTTTGCCCGGCGGAATTGCCGTCGGATCCAGACATACGCATTTCCGTAATGGTTCCGGTTCTGTTCAATAGTCGCCCAAAATATAGACGGCGTCATGAGAGGGTTCGGCCTGGTGCTTAGTATTCGATGGGCCCGATTGGATTTTACTTTCTTTATCCCTTCCTCGGTATTCTGGTAAAGTTTGAGCGGCATCTTCCCAAGCGTTTCGGATAGCATCTTCAAACAGGTAAAATACGTTACCTCACTTACAAGCCGCTTCGGCGTTCGACTGATGCCAAGCCATTCCAAGAGCTCTTCGCTTTGCATATCGGCGACCGTAGGGCTTACCGCCAGCTTTACCATATTCCATATTTTTTTAAAGATGTTCACGTCATCACCACCCCATCATCGCCAGGTAATCTTCCGTCAATTTGTTTATGTTAACTGATTTATCAGCCAGGTAAATCTGACTATATGCAAAAATAGCGGCCATCACCAGGTCAATCCGATGCTTGTTTTTATTGATCTTAGCAAGCAGGATATCATCCGTAGTACGGCCGTGTACCGTTGTAGTGTTGCTCATGTTCCAGTCAAGCAATTTGTTCTTCTCATAGCAAACGTTGCCAAGATAAACATCATTCCGAAAACTTTTTAACGCCGGGCTGAGGTTTCCATAGGTCTGCTTAATCAGGATGACTTCGTAATCCTCCGCCAGGGACTGCATCATCTGCACAGCGTTGTAAGGATCGGACGCTATAACCTTGACCCGGCAGCTGTATGTATCCTCAATGGATCGGATATACCGCTCCACCTCGTTATAATCGACAATGTCACCCTCAGTAATGGTACAGCATTTCTGCCGCTCCATCTCTCGGTAATCGATCCGCTCCCGGCGGGCAACGAGCGAATTTTCCGGAAGAAAGGCATGAGCTATAAGATAATATTTGCTGGCATCCTCATACATGATATCCACAGCAGTCAGGTCTGTTGTAAGGGACAAGTCTACACCGACGGCAACCTCTTTCCCCCTCAAATCAATTCTCTTGACTTCGCATTTCTTCCACCGAATCATAGAGATATACGGGTCTTCTTTGACATCGTTAACAAAGACATTCATATGCTTTGTCAGGTATTCCGTCCGTTCCGACGGTTTCTCCGATGCAGCTTTCCGGTTATCCCGAATTTCCTGATAATTCTCCGGAATCCTCAGTGGATTTGCCTGTTCCAGTCCCAGATCATCCCATTCGTGGCCTTCTTCCGCATAATAAAGCAGGGCAAAAAGCCGATCATCCTCCAGGATGCCTTTGTAAACTTTGCGGATATAATCAAGTTCCTCGATCATGATACTCTCGGTTTCCGCATAAGCTGTCGTAATTTTAAACCTCAGCGGATTCCCGACACTAAGCTGGCCTGATTTCATGGCCGCGATATTTTTATTGTCGCGGAAGGCCCCGATCTCGTCGGCGATAAATGCGGCTGGCCGGATGGAATTGTTCCGGTTCGCTTCCGCTGTCCTGGCCTGGTAATAACTATTCGTAATAGTGCAGGTTATTTTGCCGCTCAAGGTCTTGGACAACTTAAAATATTTCCCAATCGCGGGGCTTGCCTGAATGATCTGGGTCATCATTTCTTTGACCTTCCCGGCCAACTCCCGGTCAAGGCAGATGGAATAAAACTCGGAATAATCATCCTCGGTGAGCATCAGGATGATCAGGATCAGGGCACAAATAAACGTCTTGGCGTTTTTGCGCGGAATGAAGAGGACCACATCACGGTACCGGTATTTTTTCGGATTCTCCTTATACCGCCATCCGAAAATATTGGCAAGAAAAAAAGCCTGGAAATCCGCCAGACCTTCCGCTATTGTTTTGCCGGTAACGCCTAATCCTGTCGCAAAATAGAGCAGGGATAAAATCCCCTGTATTTTGCTTACTTCACCGGTATCAAGATAATACTGATACCCGCCTTCATCCTGCTTTTTTAAGTCCCTCAAAAACCACCTACATTGCGTCTTGACTTCTTTCGTTGATCTCTTTTCCGGAAATCACATTGTTTGCGTACCTCAGGGCCTGTTCCAACAATTTTAACCACCACGCAATACCTTAAGCAGGGGATCTTCTCCTTCGTTGGTCTTTTTGGGGATGCTACGCAACGCCGAGGCAATTGTCATGATATTTTCTTTTTCTATATCCAGGAGCATCTTCCGCTTCGATTGTACCTGCCGATCAAGTGCAATAATTTGCTGATGCATCCTGTTTTTCTCCTTGTAGTAAGCGCTCAAAGACATTTCTTCACCGTCAACCAATCTTTCCTTGTCTTCGGTAAGCTCTTGCAAATCACGGTAAAAGGATTCCTGCTTCTCTTCAAAATCCTTGCATTCAGCCTGGAGCATACAATACCGGTTTATAATGGCCTCGTATATGGCATCGTTTTTTCCGATTGCCTTCAGCAGTTTATCCAGCCGACGAAACTCCTTATGTGCTACAGGATTCGCTTTCGTATCAGGACGTTCTTTCAACGCTGTTCCCGTAGATAATGCTGCT